TTTTCGGATTCACATGATTTATTTCAGTTGCATCATAAAATAATAATGATGTTAGAACGCTCCTGGCATAAACCGTGCTTATGCGATTAATCATATTACGGGATGCCCGCATTCCTGTCCGGCTTTTCCGGCTACCGGGAGCTGCCCTTTGGGAAGATGCCGTTTTCAGAAAGGAATGGCAGACCGCCGCTGTGGGTTGATTTTCCCATAGCGGCGGTTCTCTTTTGTACAATCTTCTTAATAAACTACGCTTCTCCATAATTAGGAAAACAGTACTGGTGCCAAGCCACACTCCGGTATTATGAACGCATAGTATGTAAACGCTGATAAAAATAAGGTTATGAACAGAAGAACGATTTTTCCCAATATAGAAAACTCATGCTTTGGGAAAAACAGGATAATATTGAGTACAAGCGAGATAGCACAAATGGCTGCATCAAGAAAAAAGTTAATCCAGAGTATCGTTCTATTCTCGCTACCTAACGTACCCAGTACAAAAAAAGCAATGACGAATACAACATAGTTTAAACATAGCCAGATCATAATCCTCTTTGAGTTTAGCTGTAATTTTTTCATTTTAGTTTCTCCTTGTCGGTTTTGATTAGTTCTAAAATTTTTACCATATTACCATATTCCTTTCTAATGTGAATGAGTAAATCACGCAAAAAAAATTGCCTGATTTACTCATTCGCTTTTTAACCGGAAAAAGTACAATGAAGCTATCGGACGAAAAGGAGATTTAAATATGGCAGCATTATTAAAAGCAAATGAGGTAACAAAAATTTATGCCAAAGGGCAGCGTCCAAGCCTGAATAAAGTATCCTTTAATATAGCAGAAAGTGAATTTATCGCTATTATGGGTGCTTCCGGCTCCGGAAAGACTACATTGCTCAATGTTCTTTCCACGATTGATACTCCTACAAGCGGCAGCATTGTAATCAATGGTGTTAATTTAAAGCAACTGAGCGACACAGGTGCAGCAGACTTTCGCAGGGATTATCTTGGATTTATTTTTCAGGAATACTTTCTGCTTGACAGCCTTACCATCCGGGAAAACATCTCTGTCCCGCTCACCTTGCAAAAACTTCCGCCTAAAAAAATCGAAAAAATGGTGCAGAGTTTAGCGCAGCGTTTTGGCATTGCATCCCAATTAGACAAATATCCAAACGAGCTTTCCGGCGGACAGAGGCAGCGGGCATCGGCCGCAAGAGCCATTGTAAAACAGCCAAGTATTTTATTTGCCGATGAACCGACCGGGGCATTATAATTAGTACAATGCTTGACCGAACCAAATGTAAAAGGTGGTAAGCCTTTATATTTTAATACGTTTACCGCCTTTTACCGTTCTCCTTCTTTTCATTGATTGCTGCAATTACAAATTCATTACGGCTCTTATACCCCTGTTCTTTCGCCACCCTGTCTATTTCCTGCAATTCCCCTTTTGGTACAACGACCGAAAATCTGTCATAGGCTTTAGCATTGTACTTGTTTTTGCTTTTTGTGCGGCTTGCCCTGTTGTCCTCTGTGTTCGCCATGTCTTACATTCCCTTTACTGTCCGATAATACCTTAAATGCGACATTGGGATTGTAACATACTTTTTATACTTATGCAAGTATACATTTAAAAACAACCCCCAAAAGCTGCTGATAGAGCAGTTGGGGGTGTCTTCCGTTTCTTCCTGTATTCTATTTAACAAATCTGCCTTTTAATTCTTTCAACGTATCCCATCCGTACATAGCGATATACGCCACAACAAAAGCTGCAAATACCGCCAACGCCACATAATACCATAATAGCATTATATGGGCGTATGCAACATAGATTAGTAACGCTGCCACGGTCACGATTAAGGATACAAGGATAACAAACGCCTTTGTAGGCAGTTTCTTTATTCCCGGCATATCCTTTAACAGTTCTGTAATGAGGGATACCGCAAAAGCCAACGCCCCCAAAACGCCAATAATAGCAACTGAATATTCTGATATAATCTGCATAATTTACCTCCGTTTTTGTGTCCGAATCGGACTATTTTACATTTTCCTTATCTACCCAACCATAAACGCCTTTTCCATCCTGTGATATCAAATGGTACGGGTGTGCGCTCCCTAGGTTTACCGCTGTTACTTTACAGGTGCTTACAACATCTTTTTCCGTGCTTGCTTGTTTCGCCGCCCCGGACTTATAAACCGGTCCCCCTGTAAATGTCAGCAGATTCCCACAGGATACCGTTTTCGGGTCATTGTCTGCGGTTTTGGCTAATTCCTTGATTGATTCCGCATTGACCCAACCGTAAACGCCTTTTCCGTCCCGTGATATTAAATGGTACGGATGTGCGCTTCTGGGGTTTGCCGCTGTTACCCGGCACTTGCTGGTGGTTTCCATTGTCCTGCTCACTGATTTCGCCGTTGAGGACACGAAAACCCCACCGCCGATAAAAGTTACACTCACTCCAATTTCAAGCGATTTTGGGGCGTTCTGCGTTGTCTGCGGGATGTACTGTTTTTTTTCTTCCTGTACGTCCGTCAACTTGCTTTCTTTTACCGCCTTGTATACCTTTGCCCTACGGCTTTCATATTGCCCCATTACGCCGTCTTTCAGTGCATAGGCGTGTATTTTATCAAGTCCTACTTTTTCAACGCCCCCTGCGTCATTTCCGGCGGTTGTGGCTATCCTTCTGCCTGCCCCGTTGCCTCCTTGGTTTTCCAAGTCTGCATAATAGGCAAGTGCCTTTTGGGATACTAACCCAGCTTTTACGCCGTTTTTTACATAGTCGGTTATATCCTTTTCGGCTAAATCGTCCTGTGCTTCTTTTCCCTGTGGCGTTTCCAATAGTTCGGAAATTGCCTTTGCTTCCGCTTTGGTTGCTTCTCTTTCCTGTTTGTTCCATGCGTCCGCACTGCTTCCGGCAATCTCATTATACAGGCTTTCGCCTAAAATCCCTTTTGCCTGTTCAATATCCTTTTTCACTATGGATTGCAAAAGGGGCAACGCACGGCCCCAATATGCGTTCCATTGGCATTTTCCTATACTCATGCCGTGCTTATTGTCGTTTCTGTTTACACCACCATAGTTGCCCTCCTGTGCGTAGATGATACCGCTTGCAACATTGACAATTTTTTTTATCTGTGCTGCCGTTACCGCCATTTCTGCCCCCTATACTTTTTTCGTGTAGCCTAAGCTGATGTATCCTGCACCGCTTTTCAGTCTGCCCCATTTTGTGTCGCCGTTCATTTCCTCGCCTACAATGGTATAGACCTCCCCGGCGTGTACCTGTGTTGATACAGGATGCTTTGTTCCTGGACCTTTCCTTACATCCAAAGTTCCGGCGGTTATCTTTACCAAATACTCTGCCTTGCTTTCCCTTTTGGTGTTCTGTTTGCCGTTTTCAGCCGTCTTTGTCTTATTCCCTAAGATTTCCTTTACCATTGACTTAAAAGCCGTCCATTCGCTCGAATCGCCCGCCATTTGTGCCGGACAATTTTTGTGCGACACGTCATAATGCCTTACAACGTATGTATCCACTTCCCCAGCTGAAATTCCTAACATTTTGCAAAGGTAAGCGCATAAATGGGCTGCATTTTCCTTTGTCTTTTCAGAAATTTTATAATTTCCGGCTGTGCAACACATTTCAATGCCTATGCTGTTTTTGTTCCTGCAGACATTATGATAATACTTTTTCGCCCCACAATGCCATGCGGTATCCCTCAATTCCACGCTTTGATAAATCTCCGAATCATCAACAAATAAATGGGCGGAAGCCCTGCGCCCCGCCACGCTGAAATAATTTGCATTTGCTTTTGCCGTGTCCTTTTCGTTGCCTGTGTAGTGCATTACCACATACGCCACGTTCCGACTTGCGTTGTTAATCAGATTCCCGGCGTTGCACTTGATGCTTGAATTTACTTCGATACCATTCACGGTATCCGCAATAAATCCTGTCGTTACTGTTTTTGCCATACGGCATACCTCCCTAAATGTTTATATTGTTTAAATCAACAGTCATACCCTCCGTTTCCTTTGGGTATCCTTGTTTGATTTTAACTAAGTTTTCCGCTTTCGCTTTCCAACAATACAAGGCTATAACCGTTGTTGTCGGTGCTGCTATGTACGTTGCCAATACCCCGAACTGGCTAAAGTCTGTCAGAGTGACTTTGATACCAATAGCCAACCCAATAAAATAAGTAAACAGGACGGCAACTAATACCGCTTTTGTGAAGTTTGGCCTAAACATCTTCTCTACGCCCTGTTTCTTACAGTACCGCTTTTTGTTTGCGATTCTGAATAAAAGGCAAAAAATAAGGAATCCGAAAAAGACTCCTGTAACAACGCATATCAGATATTTCATTTTCCGCTTATTCCTCCTGCCCGTGTGCCTTTTGGTTTATGTGTTTTTCCACTTTCCCTATAGCTTCCGTGACGGGACCGTTGCACCCCTGCTCTTTCAACCCTTTCAGACAAGCCAATACCGCATAAGTGAGCAGACATAATTCGTCCTGCATATCTTCTATGTCTTTCCGTTCCTGTTTCCTCAACCTCTCAATATCCTTTGTCTGCTGTTCCTGTGCTTGAAACCATTTTATAACCTTATATGCAGCAGCACTTAAAGCTATAATTGCACTTAACACTCCCGCAATATTAATTATTGTCGTTGAATCAATATACATTTTCCTGCTCCTTTTTTATAAGGAAAGGGTACAATAGAAACCACACCCTTTCCTTCCCCGACTATGCAGTCCGTGATGAAGGTCCTTTTAACCATGCCTCGGTCTTTGCCCTCCAGTAGGCGGGGACATCCCCCAGAACCCACGGCTTCCCCGTTTTATGGTTGGTTTCCGCGTTCTTAATCTTTGTGCCATAAAAAGCCCCCATTACTGCGCACCCCCTTCCGTCATGTCAGATACGGCCTGTCCAAGGTCGCTGATTGCCGCGTCATACGTGGCCTGCTTCGCCTCCATCTCCGCAATCTTCTCCATGAGGATTTCATTTTCGGTCTTGTTGCGTAAGGAGAACGTGACCCGCACTGTACCGTCCGCGTTGTCCCCCGCGTCA